TCTATTTATGCAATTATTAATTAATGTATTTACTCCTAATAAATTTGTATAAAATATACTATCATATAATACATCTTTATAGATATAAGTAAGATTTTTATCATAACGTGTACTATAACTATTAATACTAACACTAATATTTATATTTTTTTTTTTTAAATTTGATATAAATTTTATATGTGATTTTGCTGCATTTATTTGTTCTTCATATGATTGTTCAGAACCCGTATTTCTATTTCCTTGACCACCTAAACGAAATGATTCTCCAAATAATATTAATAATCCATTTGTCATTTTATATATTTGTAAATAATAATTTTTAAATATTAATTATTAAATATTATTAATTATTAAATATTATTAATTATTATTAATTATTAAATATTATTAATTATTAGCTAAATCATTAATCAAGAAACACCGAATTCATTTTTATATTTGCCTCATTATAATATTTTTTCCTATATTTCTTCATTGTGCTGTCTTTTATGCGTGTATTTTTAAAATAACTATAAGTTTTATTTTCTTGCAATAATTCTATTATAAAATATAACGCATACATACCACATTGCCCGTCACCATATTGATGAGTAAAACCTTCATTGTCATCTACAGTTAATTGAATATTTAAATTGCGCGCTTGATCCACGATTCTGTTTATTAATACTTTTATTTGTTTTGGCATTTTTGTCCCATTACTATCAAAGTAAAAAATGAACTTTCTAGTCAAATCAACAAATAAGGATATCCAATGTTTTCCAGGTTTATTATGAGGGTCAGTGTTAAATATTACTCCAATTTTGCTAATATTATTTTTAATATGATTTTCTAAATTAAAATTACATAATTGCTCCCAAACACAAGTAGAAAACATTTCTTTTGTATCAAAATCTATAGGTGTCGGCCCTATAAACTTAAAATGTTTATGGGATTTTTCATATTGTTTCATTATTTTAGTTATATCAACACTAGAAAGCCACGTATTGGGCTTTGACGACCAAGTTTCGGGAGAAAACGGCTTAAATATTTCTTTTATTAATAATTCTCTATTATTGACTTTACTTAATGGCGTTTTTTCTAACCAACATAATTCATCATAGCATTGTTTATCTAATTTTTGCTTGAAAAAATTCCATATTTCTTTACTATTATTAGTCAAAATTTTGTTGCTATTATTAGCATTCCACACATTTTTAAATAATTGCAAATTATTACGCGTATAGCAAGTATAGTGTTTCAACTCGCTATCAACATATTTATTTTGATACGGTGAGCATTTGAGTTTGCGAAATTTACGCGTATTTTTTTTACATTTGCGACCTATTTTCTTAAATGTATTATACATATTATTTTATAGTATTATTTAATATAGTAATATAAAATAATTTTTTAACTGCGTTTTTGTGGAAGTATTTTTCTTTTAGTGTTTGAGCTTTTTCTAACAACAAACAAATCTAAATTTGTAATGCATTTTTTAGCGCACATACTATTTAGTGTTGCATTATGTAAATTGAAATCATTTAAAGAGGTGTCGTCGCAATAATTGTGTGCGTTTGTAAAGTCTTTAAGCTCTTCTTTTATAGAGTTTTTGAGCTTTTTTTCCTTTAAATGGCTTATTAAATTTAATATATATAACAAATAATAAAGCTTGTATTTTTCGCCATTTGCTATTTTAGAGTCATCGCTATTTTCTATAAGTTTTTCTAAAGTTGTTGCATTATATTTAATTATTTGTTCTTTGTAAGTGGCTATGTTTTCTTCTATATTAGTATAAATGTCTTTTAATAAATAATTAGCGCTTAGTAATTGTTCTAATTTATTTGTTCTAAAAGACGGGTTATGATTTTGGTTTGCAAAATAGCGTAAATCAATATTGTTTATTGCTAGGTCGGCTTTTTGCTTTTGTAAAGTCTCTTGGTCCTTTAATCTCTCAAGTTCCTTTAATCTCTCGACTTCTAATTTTTCTTTATCTTTATCTTTATCTTTATCTTTATCTTGCTCTTGTGTTTGAATTAAATCTATACTTACAACTTTTAATTGTTTTGATTTTTTCTTTTTTTCTTTAGTTTCTTTTGTTTCTTTTAATGTGGTGCTAGTGTTAAGCATTTTATTATAAATTTATTTTATATTTTTTAATTGAACTCGTGTCGAATTATAAAATAATTCATTTCCTATTGTTGAAAATCTATTTGGATTAAAGTCTTGAAATTGTTGTTCTCTAAATAATAAATGGCTATCTAAATTCTCATTTTTGGGTGCAAAATTTATGTTGTTTTCATATAAATCACTGGTGCTAGGTGGAATATATGCTTTTTGGTCTGCCTTTTGTAGAGCAAAAAACTGATTTCTCAAAGTAGATTCTCTATCTATATTGGAAGCAAACCCGCAATAATGCATTTTTCTAGTTCCAGGAAAGAAAACAGAACTAGTATCATAATTATTATAATTTACTATAGGCTCTACTGATTTTACTAGCGGAGCAACAGTCGGCATAAACGTATATTTAGTATTTACTGGCCTAAATGAAAAATTCATTGTTAAGCCACTTGACGGATAGTTTCTATTAGAAATCTCACTATTTATAAAATTTTGCTTATCAAAATTAGCTAGCTTTATATTATAAACATCATTATCAATAGTTACACTCATTATTAATAATATAATATATATAATTATAAAAATAATATAATTATAATATTTAAAACTAATATTTAAAGAAAACTGCAAAAAAAAACCTATATAGTTTATAACATTAGCTCTATATTGTTTTCTACTAACGCTTAACGCCGCTTAATATTATAATTTAAATAATATTTAAAATCATTTAAATTATGCTTATGCTGCATTTTGCTAGTAAGCATTAATGTCTTATATTCTCTCGCTAGACTAGCCCTATGATTGCGTTGCTCCTTCTTAAATTGTTGGAGCCTATTTTTCTCTTGTGTCCTTAAATACTCTAGGTCAAACATATTTGACATAAGATTATGATTAGATAGCAAGCTGATTAACACAAGCGCTGATGTTGCCATATTAACTTAATAATAAATAATAAATAATAAAAAGAAGAAATCAATTTTTTTTATTGCCAGTGTTTTCTATGAGAACGTGAATGCCGTGACTTGCTTTTATATCCTTGAGCAGTAAACTGACCTAACTGGACATTGCTTAGCCCACGCTGAAGATTTGTATTTATATAAGATTGAAATTTCCACGCCTCAGGCACCGCTAACTCTTGTAATTGTGAAATAGGTTTTTGTAATTTATTCAAAGTATGCCAACTAAAGGTGTGAATTTGATTAGTTAAATGTTCAAATAACAATTAAATTATTTAAATTTATCCTTTACAAAATTTACTACATTAGAACCCATTTTAACTTCTGATTCTGGCGATTTTGCACTCCATGCGCTAATTATATTACGAATCAGTTTATCTTTTGGAATACACTTTATAAATGACTCTGTTAACTTATCGCTCCCCTTTCCTAATAAATTACATGCTACATCCACTAGAAGCTCTATGATTTCATATTCAATGTCTAAATCAGTATTTTTCTCCATCAATTTAATTGCATTAATTGCTTGTTCTCTTGTTACTCTACTCCTATCGTGTTCTTGAACAATAATTATATTTGGTTTAATTGGTTCTGGTTCTGGTTGTTGAGGTGGAGATGGTGGAGGTTCTGGTTCTTGAGGTGGAGATGGTGGAGGTTCTGGTTGTTGAGGTGGAGATGGTGGAGGTTCTGGTTGTTGAGGTGGAGATGGTGGAGGTTCTGGTTGTTGAGGTGGAGATGGTGGAGGTTCTGGTTGTTGAGGTGGAGATGGTGGAGGTTCTGGTTGTTGAGGTGGAGATGGTGGAGATGGTGGAGATGGTGGAGATGGTGGCGGAGGTTCTGGTTCTGGTTGTGGTTCTGGTTGTGGTTCTGGTTGTGGTTCTGGTTGTGGTTCTGGTTGTGGTTCTGGTTGTGGTTCTGGTTCTTGTGGCAGAGGCTGTTTATCAGTATTATAATCTCCATGCTTAGATTTCATATTGGTAAAATAATTATCTGTTAGTTTTAAGATATTAAATCTAACAGATGGTTCTACCTCTCTATCATCTGATAAAGTTTTACTTTTATCAGACATAAGTAAATGGTCACTTTTCCTATCATAATGAATCACACCTCTAAATTGAGTATATCTAGTTTTATGACTTTTAAACTTGCCCCACATTAATCCTAATGGTTTGCTTGTAGTTCCTACAATACTTCCTCCAGCTACTTCTCTAAATCCATAAAATCCCATTTTACCAGCATCGTTAATTTTATTATCTTCGTTTAATTCCTTTTTAGCAGTTGAACATAATAATATTATTTTGGATCTAATAACATAGTTTTTTTTTATATAATCAAAACTATACATCGTTTTTTTACTCTTGGTCAATGAGTCTATTGTTTGGCCTGTATAATAATTACCAAACTTAGAATTAGGTGGAATTTCAAAATCATTTGTTTCTAAGTTATTACTGTTATCAAATACGTCATAATTATCAATGTCTGGTGAATCTAATATAAAACTTCTTTGCTCCTCCTTATTATTAATATTTTCACAGCAAATAATCTTAAATTTTTTTATCTTGTTTTCTAATATTTTTTTTTGAGTAATAGGTTTGTCAAATTTTAATTCGCTATTGTCATATACTTTAAATGTAATAGTTACACCTTCCCTGTTAATTTGAACGAGATGCTCACATAAATCATCATATAGAAGACTATTATTATCTTTAATAATGTAATCAGTCACATCATTATTTTTAAGTCTAGACAATAGATTTTTACAAATAACCAGCGCTCCTGTAGTAAATCCAGGTTTAAAGTGTTCTACAAGTGGTTTATTAAAAGGATTCTCTTGATACTCAACCGCTTTTTTTATAGAATTAATAGTTTCACTTTTTTCAACATCCCATATTGTTCTTTCGTAGATTCCCGATGATGTAATTGTATGATGTTCAATTAAATTACTACAACGCATTGTTTCAATTGTACCTCCTATTCCATATTCACTAAAACCTGTTGGGTCGCCATGATGTGAATATAATTTGTATATTTGTTTTGACTTTAAATTGTTAATACCAGTTAATGAGGTTGCTCTATCTACTACTAGAATTTCATAAGGCTTATTATCTTTTAATCTTATTATAATGTCTATTTCTCCTTTAATAGAAGGTTCTTTTATAGTTTCTAGTCTGAGCTTTTCTAAAGAATTATGTACTAATTCTTTAATAGGTAATATAATGTTTGGAGCTGCTTTTCTTTCCGCTCGAATCATACCTGTAATATTAATATCATCATTTTCATCATCATTATCATGCATAATATGTCTCTCTGATTCCATTTATGTAAAGTCAGTTATGTTTATATATAAAAAAATAATCTATTTTAGAATCAATTTTTTTTAGAATCAAATTTTTTTGATTATTAGTTTTCAATACCCGTTTTATCATTAGTGAACCAAATCATTTTAATAGTATGCATATTATTTCTAATAATATTATACGATATGCTTAAAGCATAAAAACTTATTAATTTATAATAGTCTTCTTTTATTATCCACTTTAATACTTCATTATAGTTATTATAGTTATATGAAATTAGCACTATATTCGGTATAAAATGCTGAATTTCTTTATGTCCAATAGTTTCAAGCTCGGCCCACTTTTCATTTTTTCCAAATAATTCATAATTATAGTTGTCCACTATATATTCATCCATAGAACCATAATCCTTTATAGAATAA